GCTATGGATAAAGGATTGCCCCTTCCCATTTACTCTTGAGAGACCTCTGCCCGAGTCTTGCACTTGGGCAGGAGTTCTTTACAGGGAGGGCATACCGTGGATACTATATGAAGTATCTGAAAACAAACAAAAAGATACATGGAGAAAAGTGTGAAATTTGGACCACACCATTACAGACCTTTACCAGAATACCTTAGAGTAAAACCCAGTTCCGTAAACGGACTTGGACTCTTTGCTGAAGAAGATTTAAAAGCAGGCACATTCTTGGGAGTGTCGCATGTTTGGGAAAGTAATAGGCATGAATGGATAAGAACACCCTTAGGAGGTTTTATAAACCACTCAGAAATTCCAAACTGTTTTATAAATACTAATGTACACTATCACCATGGAGACCAACGGGAGCTATACACAATTAAACCTATAAAAGCTGGCGAAGAGCTAGTGGTTTATTATACTGTAGGCTATGATGATATTATACAATGAGAACACTCTGGAAAATATGGGCAAAAAGCCTAGGAGAAAAAGCATCTGATGATGCAAAGGAAGCCGATCGCATAGCGATTCTTCGTAGTATAATTGTACTTGTAAATTTTATAACATGCTTCTTTATTATTGGTGGAATAATCCATCATTGGTAAGATGAAAGCAGTTATAAGTGATAGGATATACTTAGAGGTACTTCCTCATATCCAAAAGAAAATAGATGACGAACTGACGTATGCTATACCTTCTTTTAAGTATGGAGATCCACCTATCATAATTAAAAACATGGCACTTATTAAACAAGGGTTGATAGCTATACCTGTGGGAAGAATGGATTTAATACCAGAAGATCACGAAATAGTAGATAAACGAACCGATATACCCGTAGAATTTCCCTCATTTAAGTTTACTTTACGACCTTCTCAACAGTCTGTATATGACGATATTGAAGACAGTAGTATAATTAACGCATGGGTAAGCTGGGGTAAGACATTTACAGCTTTGGCTATAGCTGGGAAGCTGGGCCAAAAGACATTAGTAGTAACACATACTTTATCATTAAGAAAGCAGTGGGAAACTGAGTGTAAAAAAGTATTTGGATTTACGCCTGGGATTATAGGTAGTGGTAAGTTTGAAATTGATAGTCCTATCGTAATAGGAAATATTCAGAGTTTATATAGAAAGATTCCACAAATTCGACAAGAGTTCGGAACTATTATCCTAGATGAAATGCATCATGTTAGTAGTCCCACATTCTCAAGAATTATAGATAAAAATTGTGCACGATATAAGATAGGTCTTACTGGCACACTACAAAGAAAAGATGGTAGACATGTAGTCTTTAGAGATTATTTTGGAGACAATGTTTACAAACCACCAAAGGAAAACTTTATGATGCCAAAAATTGACATCTTAAAACTTCCAATTAGGTTCATGGACGGAAACTCTATCCCATGGGCTAATAGAGTAAATGAGTTGGCTTACGACTCAGAGTATCAAAACTCTATAGCCATGACTGCTAGTGCATATGCTGCACGAGGTCATAAGGTACTTGTAGTATCTGATAGAGTGGATTTCCTAAAAAACTGTGCGAAACTCACTGGTGATAGTGCAGTTTGTGTGACAGGAGCAATCCCACACGAAGAAAGACCAGATATAATTAAACAGATATTTAAAGATAAAAACATACTATATGGGACACAAAGTATATTCTCAGAAGGTATTTCATTAGATATTCTTAGCTGTTTAATTCTTGGCACACCAGTAAATAACGAGCCGTTACTTACACAGCTCATTGGAAGAATTATTCGTACATATGAAGGAAAACAACAACCTACAGTTGTTGATATAAATTTAATCGGAAATACCGCACGGCGACAGGCTAGTCAACGACTAGGATATTATATCAAGCAAGGATATGATATATCAACCTTGTAAAGACCTCCGAAAAATACTACTTGACACGGATTCTAAATTTTGATATAATATAATGATAAAATATAATTGGGAAAAAATAATGAAAGTAACAGAAGGCGATGCCATTCAGATACTCGCAATTATTCATGTTCTTACTTACAAGCGTATAGCAATTAATCGAAAAGACCCTGCCTATAAATATCGGGCGGGTAATTTTGTCGGTGGAAGCTTTTTACTCCACCCTGAAAAATTATTAGCTAATCACAAAAAGTATTCCCCAGAAGAGTGTGCAACATATTTAATGGTTGCCTCTTTTAGAAATTATTTTACATATAAAGAACAGGGTGATACAAGATTACATATGTTGTATAACCCATTAATAAAACAAATAACAAACGACAATCGATTACTTCAAATCGTAGATAACTATGTTTATTTTAGATACGAAGAAAATCATACAGGAAAACAATTAAAATGGCAATAAAATTTAACCAAGCGCAAGGGAGCGCAAAAAAAGAAAAAATAGATCAATACACATACAAAGAAGGAGACAATGTACTCCGTATAGTAGGAGATCTATTACCTAGATATGTTTACTGGATCAAAGGTGAGAACGGCAAAAATATTCCTATGGAATGTCTTGCTTTCGACAGAGAAACAGAAACATTCAACAACAAAGAGAAAGATCACGTTCGTGAATTCTTTCCAGACCTTAAATGTGGCTGGGCATATGCTTGTCAATGCATAGACCCTGCTGATGGAAATGTAAAAGTAGTAAATCTTAAAAAGAAACTAATGGAACAAATCATGGTTGCAGCAGAAGATCTTGGAGATCCAACTGATGTAGAAACTGGTTGGGACATACATTTTCAAAGAGTCAAGACTGGTCCAATGGCTTTCAATGTAGAGTATAGACTTCAAGCACTAAAATGCAAAGTCCGTGCTTTGTCAGAGGCAGAAAACGCAGCTATAGCTGGTATTCGTTCAATGGACGACGTTTTACCTAGACCTACACCTGATGCTCAATTAGAACTATTACAAAGAGTTACTCAACCATCTGACGGCGCTGAAGCTCCATCTGATGTAGACTCTGAGTTCTCTATTTCTTAAGGAGAGCAATATGTTAGCAGTAGGCGACCTATTCCCTGCCTTCTCACTACAGGGAGTCAATGCAAATAATGAATTTGTGAGAGTTGACATAGAAGAAGACTACACTCCATTAAAACATGATTGGACAGTAGTTTACTTCTATCCAAAAGATTTTACTTTCATATGCCCAACAGAAATTGCAGGCATGGATAAGTTAGTAAATGATGCAACTGTTATCGGTATATCTGGTGATAACGAGTTCTGTAAAGTAGCTTGGAAACAAGATAATGAATTGGTTGGAAATATCAATCATACTCTTGCGGCCGACTGTGGACTTGGATTATCAGAAGCACTCGGTATCGTAAACAGCGAAGAAGGAGTATGCTATAGAGCAACTTTTATCTTTGACAAAAACAGAGTAATCCAGCATGCATCAATTAATGCATTAGATACTGGAAGAGATGCTAATGAAGTATTAAGAACACTACAAGCTTTGAAAGCGGGTGGTCTTACAGGTTGCGCATGGCAGCCAGGTGAGGACTTCGTAGCATGATTTTATTTACAGCAGATTGGCATATAAAATTAGGACAAAAGAATGTTCCAATGGCTTGGGCCTGCGCAAGATATGACTTATTTTTTGAAACAGTACATGAATTAGAAAAAGAAGTTGACTTGCATATCATAGGCGGAGACCTATTTGATAGAGTGCCCTCAATGGACGAGCTTACACTTTACTTTGATTTTATTAAAGATGTTTCAATACCTACTATTATTTATGATGGTAATCACGAAGCTACTAAAAAGTACAAGACTTTCTTTTCTAACCTACAAAGAGCCACATCTGATGTAAATCCTCTTGTTGAGATTGTAGATAAAACTACAGAGTATGAATGGGGAACTATTCTACCCTATGTAGACTTACATAGAAAAGGCTCTATAGAAAAATGCAATACCGACAAACCTTTATATACACATGTAAGGGGTGAAATACCCCCTCATGTGACACCTGAGGTAGACCTAGATAGATTTAATGCTTTTCCTCTTGTGTACGCAGGAGACCTACATAGTCATACAAATACACAAAGAAACATTATCTATCCAGGCTCCCCTATGACTACATCTTTTCACAGAGATATAGTCAAGACAGGATATCTTATGATTGATGGTAGTGACTGGACATGGCATGAATTTGACCTACCACAATTACTGAGAAAAACAGTTACCGATCCAGAGGATATGGTACAAACAGAGTTTCATCATACAATCTATGAAATCGAAGGAGATGTTGCTGACTTAGCTTCAATAAAGAACTCAGAACTACTTGATAAGAAAGTAGTAAAACGAAGTACAGAAGCTACGTTAAATCTCAAAGACTTAACAATCGAAGAAGAACTAGCAGAATATCTAAGTGCGATACTCGATTTGAATGATGAAAAAATACAACAAATAATGGGAGTGTTTAGTGATTATTCTAAAAACGCTACGCTGGGATAATTGTTTTAGTTATGGTAAAGGAAACATTCTTGATCTTAACTCTAGCAATCTCACTCAACTTGTCGGTACCAACGGAATGGGTAAGTCTTCCATTCCACTTATTATCGAAGAAGTCTTATTCAACAAGAATAGTAAAGGTATAAAAAAGCAGGAAATTCAAAACCGCTTTGTAAATGATGGCTATGCTATCAACCTTACTTTCTCTGTTGACGATAGTGAGTACGAAATAGACGTAACTCGAAAGGCAAGTATAAAGTGTAAACTCTATGAAAATGGAGAAGATATATCCTCGCACACAGCAACAAATACATATAAAACCGTACAAGAATTATTGGGACTTGATTTCAAGACCTTTACGCAGCTTGTATATCAGAATACTAATACATCACTTCAGTTTTTAACTGCGACAGATACGAACAGAAAAAAGTTTCTAATCGATCTTTTAAAGTTAACTGAGTATGTAGAGTTCTTTGAGATATTCAAAGAAGCATCGAGAGAGATTTCTCTAGAAATGAACAGCCTCGAGAGTAAGTCTGACACAATAATAAAATGGTTAAATGAAAATAAATTGGAGAGTATAGACATACTTCCTATATTAAATTTACCAAAATCGTCAGAAAAAGACGAACAAGAGTTACAGCAGTTACGAAACGATTTTGAAAAAATCTCTGAGAAAAATAAAAAAATTATAGATAATAATTTTAATAAGGAGCAATTGCAACAGCTTGAAGCAGACGAGAACCGTCTCTTCAAAGGTGAGAAGATTGACCTTGACGCTATGCTGCAGAAACTTGGCACAGTACGTGCTCAATTGTCTGATGCTCAAGCGCACTTGGAGAAAGTCTCGGAACTTGACGGACAATGCCCAACCTGTGAACAGGATATAGATTGGGATAAGATGGAAGAATTAAGAATGAGTTATGTAAGAAGCATAACTTCAGGAGTCGATCAAGAAGAGGATATAGAGGAAAAACTTGAGAGAGCTCGAGACAACAACCTTCGGGTTGGAAGAAGAGACTCTTTACAGAACGAGTTTGAGAATCTTATTCGAAATGTGGACAACTCTCTTCCGACAGAGATTTTCGACGGTGAGAAGCTATCTTCCAAAATTGACGAAATTACTTCCAAAATACAAAATGTAAGAATGGAGATTGAGAGAATTGCGGAAAGCAATATGCAAGCCGAAAGACATAATACGAGGCTTGATATAATCTCTGAACAGACAAATAACTTTGAGAACGAATTGGAAGAAATTGTCGCAGCATTGGGTAAAGTCGAAGAAAAGGCAACACATCTAGAGATACTGAAAAAAGCATTTAGTACAAACGGACTACTTGCATATAAGATTGAAAATCTAGTAAAAGATCTAGAAGATTTAACAAACGAATACCTTGCTGAACTTTCAGCAGGAAGATTTAGTCTCGAGTTTGTAGTAACAAATGATAGATTGAATGTGGAAATAACGGATAACGCAAAGATAGTAGACATTCTAGCTTTATCCTCAGGAGAACTAGCAAGAGTTAACACAGCAACATTGCTAGCAATAAGGAAATTAATGAGTAGTATATCTAGTTCACGCATCAATACATTGTTTCTCGATGAAATAATTTCGGTACTTGATGATGAAGGAAAAGAAAAACTAGTAGAGATACTACTTGGAGAAGATCTAAATACATATTTAGTTTCTCATGGCTGGACTCACCCCCTTCTTGCAAAAGTAGAAGTAATAAAAGAGGACAATATAAGTAGGTTAGAGTGACCCACACATTTTGGAAGCATATGTGTCCAATAACAGATAGAATAATTTATGTTCCCGTAGGTAGATCTTGTGGGAATTGCAAACAGGAAGAAGATGGAATTCGCAGAAACATTAAAGAAACAAGAACACAACGAAAATCTAATAATAGTTGATGGACTCAATATCGCATTTAGATGGAGATATAAAAGAGTACCTTACTATACAAATGATTACGTGAGAACTGTTGAAAGTTTAGCAAAGTCATATAATTGTGGAAACATGATTATATTAGCTGATGGTGGAAGTACCTATAGAAAGAATATCTACCCCGAGTATAAAGGGAATAGAAAGGACAAGTATGACACGCAGACTGAAACAGAAAAGAAAGAATTTGAACAATTTTTGGGAGAATTCGCAAATGCTTTTAAGAAATTAAAAAGCAAAGGTTATATGGTGCTAAAGAATAAAGGCTTGGAAGCTGATGATTTAGCCGCATGGATCGTAGGAAAGAAGGAAGAATTTAATATAGGAGATATATGGTTGATATCATCAGATAAAGACTGGGATTTACTTATTAGGGACGGAGTATCTCGCTTTTCTACAGTAACACGAAAAGAGATTACTATTGATAATTGGGACGAACATTATGATGTAGAACCAGATAAATATCTGACACTCAAATGTTTAGCAGGCGATACTGGAGATAACATTCCTGGAATAGCAGGGATAGGTCCAAAACGTGCTGTCTCACTTATCAATGATTACGGAGACTTATATGATATATACAATAGCTGTCCTATAGATAGCAAGTATAAATTTATACAGTCTCTCAACGAAAATGCAGATAGACTATTGCTTAATGCTGAACTCATGGATTTAGAGAGCTATTCAGAGCAAGCAATAATCGAATCAGGAATGAATATAGAGGATTTATCCTCAGACATAAAAGGATATTTGAATGGCAGTAATAATTGATTATGACAGAGATGAACTATTAGACGAATTTAGTTTAAAAACTCTGCAAGACAGATATATGTTGGAGACTGAAAAATCACCACAGGAAGCTTTTGCACGCGCTGCAGCTGCTTTCTCTGATGATGATTCACATGCCCAACGAATGTATGATTACGCTAGTAAACTTTGGTTTATGTTTTCAACTCCTATACTCACAAATGGTGGAACAGATAGAGGCTTGCCCATAAGTTGTTTCTTAAATTATGTAGAGGATAGTAGAGGTGGAATTAGCGATCATTATACAGAAAATGCGTGGCTTTCTTCTGTGGGAGGAGGAATAGGCGGAACGTGGAGTTCTGTGAGAAGTGTAGGATCTACTACATCTCGCGGAAGTGAAAGTACAGGGGTTATACCCTTTATGAAAGTGGTTGACGCACAAATGTTAGCGTTCAGCCAAGGCGTCACAAGACGAGGTAGTTATGCATCATACTTGCATATTAGTCATCCTGAAGTAGAAGAGTTTCTAGATATTAGAAAGCCTACAGGTGGTGACATAAATAGAAAGTCTACCAATCTTCATCATGCTGTTGTCATACCAGATTCTTTTATGAAACTGATAGATAAAGCAACACAAGAAGAAGATTTTGATGATAGCTGGGACTTAGTAGATCCACATAGTGGAGAAGTGAAAAAGACAGTCCAAGCAAAAACACTTTGGGTTAAACTTATACAGAATCGAGTAGAAACTGGAGAACCTTATATAATGTTTGAAGATACTGTGCAAGAGGCTTTACCTGAATTTCAAAAAGATTTAGGATTAAAAGTAAATCATAGTAATCTTTGCTCAGAAATTACCCTTCCGACTAATGAAGAAAGAACAGCAGTATGTTGTCTTTCTAGTGTTAATCTGGAGAATTTTGACGAGTGGCAAGACGATGAGTTTTTTATACCAGATTTAGTTCGTTTTTTAGATAATGTAATAACCTACTTTATTGAAACAGCTCCTGATGCTTTATCAAGAGCTAAATTTAGTGCTGAAAGAGAAAGAAGTATTGGACTAGGTGCTATGGGATTCCATGCGTACTTGCAAAAGAAAAATATTCCTTTTGAAAGTATGTTTGCACAAAGTACAAACTATACAATGTTTAGGCACATAAAAGAGCAAGCACAGTTTGAAACTGAAGAACTTGCAAGAGAAAGAGGAGCATGTCCAGATGACAAAGATAACAGAGTACGTAATGCTCACCTCTTGGCTGTGGCTCCTAATGCTAGTAGTAGCATTATATGTGGTAACACAAGCCCTAGCATTGAGCCATATCGTGCTAATGCATTTACTCAAAAAACTAAAACAGGTAGTTCTTTACTTAAAAACAAGTATCTTGAACAACTACTTAATAAAAAAGATAGAAACACACCCGAAATATGGAAAAGTATTATTACAAATCACGGATCGGTTCAACACTTAGATTTTATGAATGAACATGAAAAATCTATATTTGCAACAGCAGTAGAAATTGATCAAAGATGGGTTGTAAATCTAGCAGCAGAAAGACAGGAGTTCATTTGCCAGTCTCAAAGTTGTAATGTATTTTTCCCTGCTGATGTGTCAAAGCAAGAGCTACACAACGTTCATATGATGGCGTGGAAAAAAGGAATGAAAACTCTTTACTACCTTCGTAGTGAAGCGATTAAACGAGCCGATAATGTATCGGACAAGAAATTAAGAGAGTA